CGCGGGCACTTTCCAACCTTTGTCTTTCTTCCTCACGCTCCGCAGCCTCTCTTTCCATTTCGAGCTTCCTTTCTGCACGGACATCTGCGTTCTGGGCTAACCCTAGTCTTTTGTCCTCACGCCTCGCAGCCTCTTGTTGAGTTTCGATCTGTTGCCGTTGATACTGTGTCAGCGGAACCGTTCCTTCGATTTCCTGTTCAGCACGAACATTAGAAAGATTTTGACCTTTTGTCCGTGCCTCAAGTGCCTCTACCTCTAGTTTGTTGTTCCCAAATGCAAGCAGGTCTCCCATCAAACTTTGATTTTGACCGCCTGATCCAAAGTATCTCATAGCCGCTTGCTGACCAGTTGGCGAGGTTCCATCTGGATTTAGACTAAGGGCTGAAGCAAGCGCGGTATTCTCAATATTGACTTTAGTTTGTTTTGTGGCCGAGTCTAACCAAGACTTCAGGTATGCAGAGTCTTTAAGGCTTACGCCTTTTGCGTCTTCCATTCGCCGAAGGATATCCTGCACCGCCTTTGGGGCACTTTGAATTGATTCTGGATTGTTGTTAACAAGAAAATCTATATTCTCCTCAACACCACCCATAATTTCAGATTGAAGAATCTTGTTTTGCTGATACTTCTGAATGCCCTCACCAACACTAGCCAGCGCATTTTGCACCCCTGCACCAATGGCAGCCCCGCCTTGTGCCTGCATTTGGGCACCGGAAAGCGCACCACGAAGGTAGTTAGAATAGTCTGTTGCGCCAAGTTCAGGTCGAACGCCTGATCCAAATCCGTAAGCCATTAGATGAAAGTGGGGTTAAAGGTAAACTTGCGCTCAACAATACTTGTCATCCATTTGCGGATAACCCGCTTAATAAACGGTTTGTTTGAAATAAACTGAGCAAACTTTTCTCCATGTTTAATATAAAGATTAAAGAACCACTTAGGCGAATCTTCGTACAACCACTGACGGAACAAAACCCACATTGGGTTCTCATTTCCAAAGACCTCGCGTGCCACCCAGCATCCAAGCTTCCCGCCAATAATACTTCCAAGACCACTTGCTATTCCGCCAATCATGGCTCCTCGAGCTTGGGCTTGAGCACCAGCAAATCCAGCCTGTGAGCCGTAAATGCTGCTTTGATAATTTGCCAAGTTAGCCTGATTCTGAAGACCAAGGTTGATGCCTGCGTTGGGATCAAACAGATTGGGTCCAAGCTGTTGACCAGCCAACCCAGCAGCAAACTGCGCAGATGCCGCACCCATGCCAGGAGCCTGCGCGGGACGTCCCAAGATAGCTTGAAACGGGTCAGAAGCCGTAGATTGACGCGCCCCCACCAATCCCAAGGCATAGGCTCGATCAGCCTGCTGCCGAGACTGTTGAAGCCGTCCAAGATTTAGTATGCTTTCAAGGTTCATACCACGACCACTCATTTCTGCCTGCTGGTTAGCAAGCGCAGCTTGTTGTCGCATAGCAGCATTAGACTGAGCCGCACTTAAATCTTGACCGTAAATATTGCCAGCCGTATTAAAACGCTGTTGACCCATGCCAAATCCTTGACCCAAAAGTTGAGCCCCTGTTCCAGCACGTTGTTGACCCATGCCAAACTCTTGACCTAAAAGCCGAGAACCCGTTCCGACACGGTCTTGTCCCATACCAAATTTTTGACCAAGAAGATTTGCCCCCGTACCAACGCGCTGTTGGCCCATGCCAAATCCTTGATTAAGAAGTCGTGAACCAATGTCTACATTTTGACGCTCAACGTTCATTTCTTCGGCAAGACGCGCTGCCGTTTCGTTTGCAATTCCGCTTTGGTCTCCTACGCGCCCACGGGCTTGAGAAGCTACGCGTGACTGTTGAATAACATTGCGAAGTTGAGTTGGTGAAAGGTCTCCGCCACGAGAAAGAAAATCAAGGCCAGCTTGATTAAGTTGTTGTTCACCGGCACCTTCTTGGAATTGACCCATAGCAGCCTTACCAAGCTGCGCTTCTGCTTCAGTAGTTTCAAACTGCTCTGCGCCAGCTTTGGCTAGCTGCATTTCTCTATCAGTAGTTTGAAACTGATCCATGCCAGCTTGACGAAGTTGTGCTTCTGCTTCTGTACCACGAAGCTGATCTAGCCCAACTTTTTGCAAGCCACTACTAAGTTTTGACCGTGCAATTTGGTTCGCCTCTACCTCTGGAACGCCTTGTGACACAAGATCTTGAACATTTTTATCTACAGACGTTTCGCTGTTGCGCAGAGATTCTGCGGCAAGTAAGGATTCTTCAAGCTGTGGGTTGGCACTAAGAAAAGCATCAGAAGCTTGCCGCCCTAACTGCTGAACGTCTTCAATATCCGCTAAACGTTGTGCACTAGCTGCTTCTCTTGCAATGTTTTGCGCCGATTCGCTTGCAATCCTGTTAAGTTCAAGTAATCCGGACTGGTTTTCGGTGCCTTGCAAAACCGTATTAATGTCCGCAAGTTCTAACTCCGTATATTCGGGACGATAAGTTTGTTCGGCTCGCAGGAGTTGGTTTTGCAACCGAGGGTCGGCCATTGCCCTAATAAAATCTATCGACGACTGGCCAGGATCAACTGGACGCGGGGCCGGTGGCGCGGCAGGCATTGTTACTCTAGAACCCATAACTTAATAATTGTTAATAACTGTTTTAACTTTGTTAAAATTGTAAAATCGTGGTGATGGTTTGCCTTTTAACTCTCGTGCCCAACCAATTTTGGGGAGAAAAAACGGAATATGGGAGTACAACGTAGCCAAGCCAAGGGGGCCAACAACCAACTCAACCCACCAAGCATCGGCCTCTTCAGGACCAGTCCATCTTTTGTAATCAGATTGGACGCAGGGTCGGGCCAATGCAAGAACGGTTGGTTCTGAATAACAATACCCATGCTCCAAATAAAGCCCATGAACTTTAGGAAAATCAGGGCCATAACATTCGATCGCTTTGGCTATAGCAGACATTTGTTAACGTGTAATTAAATAGCATATAAATACAACCATATTAATTTGTTAATCTGATCGCCTGAATAAATCCAGATGGTCCGCTAGGAGTAGAGCTTCCTACGTCTAAAGTAGATGCGCTGGTACGGAAAACCTTAAAGTAAATTACTTTGCTTGCAGTAACAGTCGTTACTCCTACGCATCCAAGATCTGTCCGAGGAAGATCTGTTTCAACAAACTGAGCTGCACCTCCACCAAAGGCAACAGAATCAGTATTGTTCCAAAACTGTGCGCTAATAGCGTCCGCAACATCACTGGTTCGGGCAGCAACTGAGCCAATAAGCAACCATGTACCGGCGGTCAAAGTAACCGTAGGAGCATTAGATGTATTAAACACAAGGTCAGAACCAGATGATCCGGCCTGAGTTACCCCTGCACTTGCAGATAGGTTGCTATTAAGGTTACTGCCTAAAATGCCTAAGCTTGTCCGTGCAGCAGAGGCTGTAGTTGCAGCAGTACCGCCATTAGCAATAGCTACGGTACCGGTAACGTTAGTGGAGGTTCCGTTAACATTACCCGTAACATCGCCCGTTAAAGGACCACTGAAAGCCGTAGCCGTTACAGTGCCACCGCTATTCCAAGAAGGACCACCTGCGCTTATTTTTGCTGGAGAGACTCCACCGTCTTTTACAATAATAGAACCGCTTGATATTTGCGTAGAAATATTATCAACCGCACCAGATGCAAAAGTTGCATTGTTAACAGATTCGTTAAGATTGGTTGACGTAACCTGATCGTTTGCGGTGTATGTGTTGCCTGTAACAAGAATTGACATTGTTATATTTTACCACGCTTACTGCTTAGAACTAATTGTAAGATCGGTAAGCTGAGACGTTGATTTAATTGCGCGAATTTTAGGCCTTCCCTGGGTAGGGGAAATGGTAAATTGTGCACCATATCCGCGCACGTTGTTGCACCGTCCACGTACCGATGCGTCTTCTGAAATAGCTAGCTTCTCACCAAGGAGGTCGCTAACAGAGTCAAGAGCTTGAACAGAATCCGGATTTTCTGTTTCAAGACTAATGGTAGCATCAGATTCGTTGCTTTCAGAGCTTTCAATCTGAAGCTCAAAAGAATTATAGCGTTTGCGATCCATTGTCCCAGCAGTGTATTGCCGAGTAGTAATGTAAGAAGCAATTCCGTAAGGAGTGGCCGGATAGCTTATTTGATTGATAATCAAGTCGTTGTCGTCATTTCGATCATCAATAATGTGAATCCCACCAAAAGAGTTTACTGCATACAGCTTATTAATAGAACCCGCTCCGGCACGAATTAAGTTTCTAACATTCCAGTTTGGCGCATCAACCGTATCAACGGACTCCCATCCTTGAGTAAGAAAGTTATAAACAATAATAGCATTATTTTCCGTAGAAGACCCAATTGGAACGGAAAGATAATACCGATTGTCGTGGTAAATAGCTACGGCATTTTTAGCATACTCGGTGTTAATCTGTTTAATAATTGGGTTAATTGATTCGGACAAAGGAACTGATGCACCACGCAGATTGTATAAGTCTTCAAATGTCATGGCGTAAACGCCATTGTCAGAAAGAAAAAGAATCTGGTTGCCTACCTGCACAACTGACTTTCTAGCCAAACAACCCACTTCACGGGTAATTTCTTGCACTATAGTTGAGGCTACATCTCCACTAACGCCACGCACAAGATGTATGGTGTTCCTATTAAAAATAACAAGGTTGTCCTCGGTAAAAGGCTGGATAGCTACCACAAAGTCTGCTCCGCCTGACGCGATGCGATAGTTGGCGTAAATTTGATCGTAGGTATTAGGGTCTAAAATATCGGACGCAATAATCTCGTCTGTAATTCCACGAGATGTAATTGTTGGAGACCCAGAGCTTCCGGCCATAGTGTACAGGTACGGCATCCACAAACGACGCTGGTGGTAAATAGCAAATGGCGGGGCGGGCATGTGGGTAAATCCTGTACCCGTAGGAATCCTGCGGCTATAAATTACCGTATGTGAGTTAAGATCAGAAACGGCAGCAAAAAAAGTAAAGGTGTCTTCGTCCGGAACCGTAGCAACAATATATCCATCGGATTTTTCTTCCAAAGAAGAAGACCCTTTGTCAATTACGTAAACACGATCTCCAACAGTGACTCCATGATTTGTTTCACTAATGGTTACAACACCGTTTGAAATAACAGTGTTTTGGTTTGCACTAAAATATACGGGTTGTGAATATTGACCGTTTTCAACTAAATCAAAAGCAGGACTTCCGGTAAGGTCTCCGTTCCATTGCAAAGCAGTTAAACCATTGCGGAAAATAAAAACCTGATTAAACGCTTGTAACATTTCAACATTGGCTGAAATGCTTACGCCAGACGGATAATCAATTTGTATAGACGTTCCGTCAGACAGGTTAATTGCATAAGCAAACTCAGTTGTTGCAATTATAATGTATTCTGTATTGTTTGTGTCCGGATTAGAAAAAAGGCATGAGCCATAAACAGAGTTTACGGCATTATCCTCAAGGCGGGGAGCACCAACAACAGCATTTCCCGCAATGCTGCCAGAAAGACCTACAACAGTAATTTCAATTGTAGTTGAATCAATTACCGTAATAAGCCTATTTCCGTTGGGGTCAGGCGTAAGTCCGGTAATCCCCGAAATATTGGCTAAAGTAGTTGTTACAAAAGGGTGCGCGGTAGCAAAAACAATAGTAATTTTATCGCCAATCCGGCTAATAGAGCTAGCCGTTGTGTTGGGATAAAGGTAAAACGGCAAACGCAAAGCAGCCGTATTAGTTGTAATTGGAGTGTCAAAATTGGTGATACCTTTGCGCGGTTGCCATGCCCCGCCAATATCCATGCGGCCATTAGATGAGTAAGCTATTTCCCCAGGCTGCAACTGATCTGGGCGAAGCCGTGCATTTACGCGACTAAACGCGACATCCCCCTCGTCAACCATAGCGTTGTCAAGGGAACCATAATTGCTATACCTTGGCATGTTTTTTAGTATACCTTAATAATTAACTTCACCATGGTCAACTACCTGTACCTAGCCGTCTTCTTAGAAATAGACTTAGGCTGTTTCACGAACTGCTTGCCTTTTTTCATGCCCTTGCGTTTGGCTCTGTTTGTTGCGGCTTTTTCTGCGGCGGTCAGGGACTTCCATGCAGCATCCGGCAAATACCGCTCTCCAGTCTTAAGACTAGGCTTTCCCGAGTTGGTGCGCCACTTCTGCCGCGTCCAGTTCACAAGGCTCTTTTGCTGTGATTTCATCGAGAAGTCTTATATCCGCCGCCCTTGGCCTTGTATTGCTTAGCCAGCATTTGTGCCTTGCGAGCCGACCACTGGCCTGGACGTCCGCCCTTACCACCAGACTTAATCGACTGAAACAGTTGCTTCCGCATTGTTGGCTTTGTATATACGCCAGCAGAGTTTACGGTAGATTTTTTAGCAGGCATTTTGTTAACAGTTCCAAGCACGCCGACTCCAATAGTTGGCAGACAGCT